TTACAGTTCATTCATAATGCGCATATGATCGAAAGCAACAGCGTTTATTGGTTCCACTGTATCGGCTGACACGAACGCTAGCAAGTCGGAATATACAGTAAATGTTAAATTGGACGTCAGCATGTGCATTGATGCTCTAAAATCAAACTGCTGCGGTACTTGTTTATACACTTTAGTTGTTGACGTTGGTACCCAATCATAGTTGGCAACTAGATAAAAATCGTTTGAATCCGAATTAATTTTGTACAATATCGGTTTCAGCGTATCTACTTTACGCAATTTAACAATCTGAGCGAATACGGTAGCGTCTAGTTTTGCAATTAGAGAAATGACTGAAGATTCCGTATTGAAGGGCAAAGCTCCAACTAATGCAACTGGTTGATTGTTCAATAACATGTTCGTTATTTGAGCGTAATCACCTGACCGCATTAATTCTTCTAGATTTATTTGCTGAAAACCATCTAGGTTTCTGGCAATATTCACAAATCCATACATTTCATCTCTCTCTAACTGCATTTCTCTATATGCTATAACAACTCCCTGAGCTATTTTGTCTGACGCTCTTTCTATCTGTTCCATGTTCATTAAAATTAAATTAAAAATGTCTAGTCTTCGTATTTCCACTGGTAGCGTTCTCAATCTATCTCGCAATCTATACATCTGGTCATCTGGTACTCTAGCCACATCAAATATTTGCAATCTCTTTAAAAAATCCTCAACAATGGCTTTCATTTTCTTTTGGTAGAGATTTAGTCTATTTGCAGCTGTGATAACAGCGACTGCATCATTTATTCTTTCATTATAATTTGAATGAAAATTAACGTTTATATTGTAATAATGAAATAGAGTTTGAGGGCTTGGAATAACCGTTGCGTTACCAATCAGCATACACAAGGATGTGACAGATGTCAACTGCAACTTTTCAGTTGTTAAAGTCTGAACGTGTTGCATGTTCATCGTAATACAAGCCATAAGCGTCTCATAATTATATGATAACAATCTGGTCAAATCCACTAACTGCCCTAATCTATTAGACAACAACAATATGCCTCTTTGTATCGATCTCTTATAATCTACTGGCATTGTGGGGAACTGTTGCCTAGATAATTGCATTAGCGCTTCCATCAATTGATTTATTACTTGACCACTTCTAACGTTATCATTTAAGACTTGATTCAATACACCATCAATAACGACTTGTCTAAATTGATTATTATTAACAAAGTGCAGCCAATTTGCAACTTGGAAATTTTGTATTTGCTGTTCGGCAATTTGAAATGGTGTTAAGGGATCACCGTTACGATAATGCATTCTCTGCATTCCAAAAGCAGGATATACTATCGTGTTAATAATTGCCAATTGGCACGCTACTAAAGATTCTCTAATAAACATATCATTTGGGACAAAAGTGAGCAGCCACATTCCTGAAATAAGTGACATATAGTTTGTTGTCACGAAATCTAGTGACATGGTACGTTGACTTAGCATGGCGGCAAGTAGCGTTTTGAAACAGTCATTTGCTGCTTGTGAGTTTATTCCAGTTAAAAATTGAGTTTCAGACTGTATAGTAAGCGCTTCTAATTGTAAGTCTTGAGACATCTTTTGAATTTGAGCTTCAGTGGAGACTAATTCCTTCAAATCTGGAATTACAGAACGCGCTAATATATAGTTTGATGTTGTTATTGTGTCCCACAATGACTCAAAATTGTCATGCAAATTAAGTCTATCTTGCAGCAAGTTCGGTCTTATGTATCTTGCAGTGGATGGCAGATTTCTATCCATGTTTAGAATATAGTTTACATCATTCCTTATGCGTTCTGGTATATAATTAAATATTATATCGTTATTGAGTGGCTCCACTAATTGGTGTTGTAAAAAATACTCATTAAAAGCATAGTCAATAGGATGTAAAATAGATGGGTAATTGACGACGTTTCGATCTGCCTGCACTCTTTGCCTCATTTCAGATATAAACCTACGTATAAACCCTTCAGTTTCTTCATCTTGGAATATTGCATCACATATACGTGCTGTTTCCTCATCAACTACTTTCCCTGCGTCTCTCGAATTCTTATTGTCAACTGCCATATCTTTTAACAATAAATAGTCTGGCATTTCCATGAGCACTTGATCATATAAATTCAAAAAGTATTCTCTCACATCGTAGTCACCATCTGGCAGTGTATCTCTCTTAAGTTTCCAGTACCATCTATTTCTCAGTTCCTTCTCACCATTTGGCCTGTATATTGGTAACTGTTTTGGCTCAAATATCCTGAACAATTTCGTCTGTTTTTTCGCTTGCTCTGGTTTAATTTCTTCTAGTTTTTTCAAAATTGATTCTTTTGGTTCAAATGTTGGTATAGTTTTCTGCAATATTTCATATTGAATTTCTTTCTGATGCTCTTCTTTGGTTCTTAAAATTTCAAGTAGTTGCTTTGATTCTTCCCTATTAGATTTCTTAATTTCTTCAGTAATCTTGATCTCTTCTTGAGTATCTGTCACTATCTCTTCTTTTTTAGATAATACTTTTTCTGATAATTGTGATTTAGGACTGTCATTATTAATGTTCTTGCTATCTTCTTTTTCTTGCATTCGTTCATCTTGTTTTAGATTCGTCTCACGACGCGCTCCACGTTTTCGATACGCCAT